GGGGGGCCCAAAAAAACCTAGGTCCTAGGTTTTTAGTATTACCCCCCCAACCTGGGACCTAGGACCTGCGAAGCAGGTCCCGGTCCCAGGGCCCGAGCGAAGCGAGGGCCGCATATATAGACATATATATGCATCAGTCATGATATATATATATCATATGGGGATGTATGTGACGAGTCACACCATCACAAAAAGCGAAGGATGAGCAAACGTCCGCAGACGTTCTGGGGGTTGCCCCCGCGACCCCCACGTACTCAAGCCGAGATCGACCTCGACCGACGGCTTGAAGAGGCCGCAGCGCAAGCAGCGGCCAATGTCGTCACGAGGGACGAGTGGGCACGGGCGCAGTACCGTGCCGCATCGCGCGCCGGCGCGACCAAGGAGCTGATCCATCAGCGCTACCAGTACCGAGACCTGCGAGTCATGGACGAGCATGTCGACCAGATCTTCTGGCAGATGGTGCGCCACGAAATGCGCACAAACGCTACCTTCAATCAACAGATGCAGCTCATCGAAGGCTACTACGAGCTGCCACAGCACGAGTTCCTCGAGCGCATCAAGAATCGCTTCTGGGCGTTGATGCAGCAGATGACAGATGACAAGAAGCACCGGCTGTTTCTGCAGGAAATCTATCGGGCGTGGCACGCCGCGATGGAGGCGATTTCGCCGCATCCGTTTGAAGAACGGGCGCAGCGGGACGCTCGCGCAGAACGTCAGTATCGTCAGAGTGCCGACGCGTTGCGCGAGGAGTATTTCTGGCGTCGTCGGGAGAATCCGATGGAGAGTCTGTTTGAGGCTCTGGATGAAGAGGACGAGTAAGGCAGCAGCAGAAGTAGCAGCGAATGTGGTGCATAACTAAACGGAAACGAAAGTTCATTCTTCTTCGGCTTGTGAGTCGACGATCTTGCGCTTGAGCAGGCGCTTGACGCCCTTAGGACGCGGAGTGTCCTTGGGCTGCGGCACCACGCGGACCTTCTTCTTGTCGTCGACGTCGTCATCGATGTCGTACGCCTGAGTAGAGGTCGGGTTGTCGTTGACAACGAAGTCCTTGAGAGAGCCAGGAGTATCCGCCTCCTCGTCGTACGGCTCAGTGGTCTCCTCGTAGGAGCCCGAGTGCGAAGCTGAAAGTTCTTCTTCACAGGTCAAGTCGAAGTCGACCGGCGCCTCCTGCGACGGATTCTCCTCGTACACGGCGTGCAGCAGCGCGTGCATGAACTTCTGGTTGATGCTCTTCTGGTTCGACACGATCATGCCAGTCTTCACGACATCGAGCACGTCACTCTGGTTGTGACGAGCGATATCCAGGATGGTCCACATGTGCTGAAGCGAGTTCTCGACCTCCATCTCGCACTGACGGCAGAGGGCCTGCCACATGTTGACCTCGACAGAGGAGAACCCCTCGCGAATCTTCTTCTCGACGTAAGCTTGCTTCGGTGTGAGAGACATAGTTGTATGTTGAATTTCTCGTGAAATTAAAAACAAAAAAATCCTTTTAAAGAAAAACCATCTGAACGAAAATCTGCCCAATCCCTGACCTTGAAAAAGGTTATCTGAACGAAAATTTTTCAATTAAAAAGTGAAATTGTGAAATGTTTCCACGAGAATCAATTCAACCAAGCATGAGTATCCAAGCTGGCAAGTTCAAGTATTGGACATGGACGTTGAACAACCCGACGGAGGAGCACGTGCCCCCGAACGTGTGGCCTGACGTGGAGTACACCATCTGGCAGCACGAGGTCGGCGAAGAAGGCACTGAGCACATTCAAGGCTACGTGATCTTTACCGACAAGAAGCGCTTGACGTGGATTCGCTCGAACTGCGACGACAAGGCGCACTGGGAGCCGCGCATGGGCTCTCATGAAGACAACGTGCACTACTGCAGCAAGCCGCACCCCGGGTGTGATTGCAAGCACTGTGATGGCTGCCCACCTCGTCTCGGCGGTCCGTGGACGCACGGCTCCGACGCCAACATCCCCAAGAAGAAGGGCGAACGCACCGACCTCAAGCGCGTCCACGCGCTCATCTCGAGCGGCTCCAAGGCGATCGACCTCATGACTGATCCAGACCTGTTCCCGGTCTGGTGCCGCTACTACCGGGCGTTCGACCGGTTCATCCTCGAGACCGAGCCCAAGCGCAACTGGATCACGTTCACCCAGGTCTACTGGGGCGTGAGTGGCTGCGGCAAGTCGCGCCGCGCCAACTACGAGGCCAGCCTCAAGGAGGATGGCACGGTCGGAGAGCCGTACTACATCTTGCGCAAGCCGCAGGGCAGCGCCGTGTACTGGGACGGCTACGCCGGCGAGAAGCACATCATCATCGACGAGTTCTACGGCTGGATCCCGCGCACCCAGATGCAAGTGCTGTGCGACCGCTACCCCACCATCATCGACACCAAAGGTGGCGCGCGCAACTTTGTCGCCAAGAAGATCTGGATCACCTCCAACGAGCCACCCGAGCAGTGGTGGAATCGCATCGGCCTGGGCGCCATGGAGCGCCGCCTGACAGGCGAGTTCGGCAACGTCGTCCACATGACGCAGCCATGGGCCCCGCCGGGTGAAGTCCCGGCGCCACTGCCGATGGTCGTCCCGCCGATCTTCCCCGAGCCGGGTCCGCGCATGGTCATTGTTCCGATGCTCGCGCAGATGCAGCGCCATGCCGAAGACGAGGCCGCAGAGGCCGAGGCCTACCGTCAGATTCAACTGGCCGAAGAAGAAGAAGGACAACGCATCTACGACGAGTGGATGTCCATGTGGAATTAAGTAAACCTCCGCAGCTTTTATTTACCGAGCGAACGATGCTGAGATCAGACATCGACGAAACGGAGACGGAAACCGCCCTGAAGAGAAGCCGCAGCCGTGCCGGCCGCAGTGATGCCGATGGTGAGCAGCAAGAGCGAACCCTGCTCCTGGTCGCCGATCGCACCAGTGCCCGCCGCCTTGAAGATCGTCGGCAGACCCTTGAGGTCCAGGTACCAGTCGCATGACTTGTACATCTCGTCCGTGTAGTTGGCAACCGCAGTCGCGTTGCCGAGCAGGACGTCGTCCCAGCGCTTCAGGATCGAGAAACGACCCGAGTTGGCGTCGTTGTTCATGGCGAACGCAGTCGCCGCCGCCAGGATGTCGGTCACCGCAGGCAGAGTGCCAGTCGGACGCTTGTCGTAGACGATCATGAAGGCGATGTCGTTGACCGTCGCCGTAGTGCCGTTCTGGATGTTGCCACGAAACTGCAGGCTCTTGAGAGCGATCTTCTTGCCAACGCGCTGGTTCACCGAAGCGCCTTGCGCCACAGTGTTGAGCAGCGTGACCGAGCCCGTGGTGTCCAACGGGTAGGTCGTCGCACCGACATCGATGAAGCCAGTCTCAGGAGACGCAACACCACGACGGTTCAGACCACGTTGAGCGGAAAGCCAACGCGACGAGCCACGAATCGGCGCAGACGGACGGTACGTAAGAACACGACCGCCCACCATGCGCGTCGCCTTGTTGTAGCCTTGAGGCGCACTGGACATTTGACCATACGCACGTTTGGATGAATAAGACATTGTTGACTTAACAGAGTTTTTCGAGCGAAGCGAGAAAAACATGGGGGGGCCCAAAAAAACCTAGGTCCTAGGTTTTTAGTATTACCCCCCCAACCTGGGACCTAGGACCTGCGAAGCAGGTCCCGGTCCCAGGGCCCGAGCGAAGCGAGGGCCGCATATATAGA